TCTATAATACGAGCATCTATAGCTGCGGTAGTAGCAACTTTATTATCTGCTGCTGTCCATGTTTCTCCAGACTGTATTTCTTCAGCACTTGCTAAGTTATAAAATCTAGCGTCAGCCTCTGCTTCTGTATAGTATCTGTTGTCTAACTGTCCAGCGTCTAGTTCTGTTTCTGTGTAGTATCTATTATCAAGAGAACCACCAGCAATCTTAGCGTCAGTAATAGCACCGTTTGCTATTTTACCAGTTGTAATCTGAAGATCTCCGATGTGGGCTGTATCTATACTACCATCTACGTAATGCTCAGAGTCAATTTGGTCGTCTGCAATCTTAGCACCTGTTACTGCATCTGCTGCTATCTTAGCTGTAGTAACGTTGAGATCAGCTATTTTAGCTGTAGTCACATTACTGTCAGCTATCTTAGCTGTAGTAACATTTTCATCTTTTATTTTAGCAGTTGTGACTGCTGCGTCTTTTATTTTATGTGTTTGTATTGTTTGATTCTGTTCTTCCTGTGCAGCATACAATATCTGTGTTTGGTTATTGTTAAGATCACCAGCTTTGACTGATGACCCTGCTGTATATGTAGCCTTTGCACTGTCTACATCTGTATCACGAAAGATACGTATTTGGGCGGGAGAGGATGGAATATTACCGGAAGTAAATACTACGTTACCACCACCGGTTGTTGTATAGCTTGTTATATTATAGTGGTTGCCTGACGTTTTAAGAACCTCATCGACTTCTACTTTAATATCTGCTTCTTTTATGGAAGGAAAGGAAAACGACTTCGTAGCGTTTCCGTCTCCTGTATAATCTACGAAAGTTGTTGCCATTACTTATACATGTTTTGTAAATTGTAAGAAGAAAACTTTTTATTTAATTGTTTCCGTCTTTTTTCTTCTTGTTCTGCAATTAAAGCAGCGATGTTTTCATTGTATTTAATTTTATTCCAAGCTACCTTACGAGCGTTCTTAAATAATCTGTCAATTACTTGGTTGTGGTAGTAATCTCTAGCATCAAACTCACCACGTCTACCAGCTTTAATATCAGATATCATCAGTTGCATAGATGCTATCATATCTTTATCCCTTGATAATTTGTCAAGTTCATATTCTAGATTTTGCTCACCTATAGCTTGTTGAAATACTGATCTAATGTCAGGATCGTCAGTTAAGTTAGTACCATCTGGTGCATAGTATGTAGACATACGTAAATCATATCCACTATTAAATAAGAAATTTCTACCTTCTGATCTATCTAAATTTAGAGATACTGGACTGATAGAGTTAAATGCTCTAGTCATAAAGTCGTACTCTTTAATAGGTCTACCGTTTAGTAAATCGTATTTAATTGGTAAGTCACGTCCGGGGAGATACTCAGCAAAAAGGTTACGGTTACGGTATGACTGAAATACACCTGAGTTAATTTCTCGCATATATGGTGTAATTAGTTTACCCATTTCGTTACGTAAACCAGCTAGAGGTATAGTATTGTTAGTTATACTAGCAGCAATACGTTCTACCTGACCGGGGCGTCCAGCTGCTAAATCAACTAGCTGTTGAATACCAGCCATATAAGACTTACTAGATATAGACTGTGCTATAACTAATGATATTTTTTGTAGTTCTCGTTCTGTCCACTCTTCACCCATTAACATACTAGCATCACCTACATCAGCGATTGTAGATAGTATAAGGTTAAAAGGTTCTATAGAATCGTAGCCTACACGTACTTCACCTAGCTGTATAGTTCTAGGTATATATCCAGCATCTATCCAGCCCTGTCTCTTTTGTCTATCAGATGGTCCGTTACCAGCTAGTTTACCAGACATCCACATCTGAGCAGCCATAAAGGTTATAGCAGAACCCATCGCAAATCTACCTGTTTGTAGAGCTTTAGCGTTCTGTAATTCTTCTACAGTATTAATACCATATTTCTTAAGAGACCCTAAGTTATCTGCTGACGCAAATGCTATATCGTTAAACTCTTTTACTAAGAAGTTAAAACCGGGTGTATGTTTACCTGTTAGTGCAAGTCCGTTTACACCAGTTCTAGCAAATAAGAAAAAGGGTCTAACGTATGGGTTAGCTGTTAATACATCATTAAGTCCCTTAGCAAAACCTGTTAAGTCTTGTGTAAGTGTAACTTCTTTACGTGCAAAGTTAGTCGCTTCATCTTTTATATTACCAGCTGAATCAAATATTTGACCATAAAAATCATCTTGATATGCTCGCATTAATGTAGGAGTAATTTCTGGTAAATCAATACCAGTACCCTGCATATCTAAAACCTGACGCATAGCTTTTTCTCTCATCTTAGCTCTGCCAAGTAAAAACGTAAAGGCATCGTCAGTTGCTGCCATAATTTTAGTAGAGTATGAAAACATATTATTGTTATTAATACTCCTAACCATGTTAGTAAAAGCAAATATAGCACGATCTGTTTTATCAGCTCTACCACTATCTTCCGCCCATCTACGTATTAGTTCCCAGTTATAATCACCTTTACTAAATTCTGTATATCTAGTTCTGACAGTTGATAGTTCACCACTCCAGTACCCATTTAGTTTAGTAAAGAATAAATCAAACGCTTCTGGTACAGCTTCCATCATACCATTCATGGACGCTAGGCTAGCACGTATTGTAGCACTGTCACCTTCAAACGGATAACGTATAAGTGCACCCATAAAGGTTGATAATGGTCTTAAAAATGTTGCAGTACCTGTACCTAAGAGTGCTCGCATTGGAGTTTTAGGTCCACTTAGTACACTATGGCTTACCATTTCCTGTAAGCTTCTTATCATTGCACCAGTACGATCAGGTTGTGACTCATCAAATCGTCCACCTCTTAGTACTTTTCTAGCCCAGTTGTCAAAGTCATCTAGATTATTAACGTTTTTCATCATAGAAAACGCTTCAAACAACGCATTTAGTAGGTTGTCATCTGGATCATCTTTAGCTATTTTAAGAATAGACATGATAGATTCTTTAACATCTGCCATATCAGACTGTACTGCTTGGGTTACTGCATCATCAATCTGCTGTCTAGTTTTACCAGCTCCAAATGATCTGAAATAATCAGAAGCAACAAACCTAGATTTCTTTGTTTGGTACAAAGCTGTAAGCATAGTATCTACTATCTGCTTTGCTGGTCCATCTATATCGTCTAGTGATACATAATTCATCAGTTCTCTGCCTGCTATACCTGTATCACGTAGTTTTTTAAGTAAGTCACCTACAACTAAATCAGCTGTAACGACTGTTTCGGCAGACCATGTTTCAAATACATTGTCACCTAAAGGTAAAGTAGCCTTTTGTTTCTCAAATAAGTCACTTAAATACTCTTCTGGTGTCATATCAAATGGTTCTCTACCATCTGTTATCTTATGAAACTCAGTAACAGCATCACGCCAGACATTAGCTAAAGCTTTTCTATCACCCTTTACAGACTCTAGCTCTGCTTTAAACTTCTCATCGCTCATCAAACCTTTTAAAGTAGTCTCAACAATCTCATCTGTAGTACCACCATATCTAGCAATACGCTCTCTTTCGACAGCAGTAGTCACGCCACCTGTAGACCCATCTTCAGATCCCCAGTCAGTTCTAGTTTGTCTAAGTTGCTCTCTAGCTTGCCCGGGTTCTACAGTAGATGTATGTGCACCCTGATGCCTTTGAGCTATTACTTTATTTTTTTCAGCACGAAACTCAGTCTCTCCTCTACGTAGCTGTGCTAACGCTTGGGTAGTTGTCTGGTCTTCAATGCTTCCATTACGTCTTACAATCTGACGTCTTACTGATTTACCACCCTTACCTAGTAGCATACCTACACCATCAAATGCAAGTCCTATACCCATACCTTCTACAATGTTTTTAAACTTCATCATAACAGGATGGTCAGTATCTCTTGTACTTAGAGGTGTATCTATCCAACCGTAGTGGTCACGTAAACTGCCTAAAGCGTTATGTCCATCAGATTCTTTAGAGATAAGGTCAGAAATACCACCAATAGCCATAGCTCTAGTAATATTTCCCATGTTCATTAAGCCTGCACCACCAGCTGCAAGTATAGGTATACCTGTAGCAGCTAGTCCTTTAGCAGCTAAAACAGTTCCCAAAGCCATTGTACCAAAGTGAACTGTTCCTCTTAGTAGCTGCCCCCACCAAGTTTTAGTTACAATAGGATCATCATAATCGTAGAACGGGTCCCAATCAGGTCGGTAATAACCCTGTTCTTCTATTTCTCTCTGTCTTGCACCAGAAAGTGCATCAATCGTTCTTTCTGCAAAAGTTGTAGCAGAGGAAGCAGTATCCACTACGCCACCACTAATTGCACTTCCGATCTCCTTACCGACACCAGCAAGACCCCATGAATCTTTGTTACGTGGATCTTCCCTTTCATCTGTATACTGTTGTCTTTGCTGTTTAGCTAGCTGTACACTATCGTTAAGGTTATCTTGTTTTTCTTGCTCTTCATCAAATTGAGCAGCGATCTCATTTACGGAAGGCAGTCCTGATGGATCGTAGATAATTTCGTCTTCCATTATAATTGAGTTTTAATTTTTTCTTGATTTACAACTCTTATTAAATATTGTAAGTTGTTAAATTTTTCTGGTATATTCTTTCCGCCTTCTCCTGTTAACTTATCAAACATTTCTTGATCTTCGTCACTTAATTCAAACAAGTCTAAATAGCTTGTATCACCATTCCATTTAAGTTTATTGTTTGCTTCAAGCTTAAGCGTCTTATATATAAGTGCCTTCTCAAAGTTTTCATTAAACTGTTGTCCTTCTTTAAGTAAACCTTTTCTTTGCATATACTCTAATAAAGGAAGTAACTGTTTACCCTTTATTCTGTATTTACCGAACTCAGCATCTGGGTTTTGAAAAGCTAGTTGGAAAATATCTTGAGCTTCTCCTTCAACATCAGTGCCTCCGATAAGAACAGGAAATGTTCGTAAGTCAATAGTTTCACTAAAATTACCATCAACTTTAAATGCACCAGTACCATCAAAATGTTCTAGAGATTCTGCATTTTCAATATCTTTAAAAGCTTCTTTCCAGTTTGCAGCATTAACTATACCAAATCTTAATGCTGTTGATTTGTCTGGATAATAAGTTAATAACCTAGACTCTAAAATATTTTTGTTACTGGACATTCGTAAGCCGTATGCAGCAAACTTAGGATCACCCGGATCTATCATTTTTACAGCTACAAGTCTTTCATATATAAGATTTTTAACATCTAGGTTTGGGTATAGTTTTTCTAACTCTCTGTACAGAGCTGGGACTGGTCCACCAAACTCAAGAAAATCTCTGCCTTGAAAAGCATATATCTCTTCACCAAAATGAAGTTGGTCAGATTTTAACCAACCTATATGATTTTTGTCAATCGAAACTCTGTTTCTATTGTAGACTTCTTTAGGGTCTTCGTACTCTACGTCTCCTATTGCATTGTTAACAGCATTGTCAAATTTACCTTCTGCTAAAGCTTTTAAAGTTCGTTGTGAAGCTATGCGATTAATTTCATCTTGATCTGTCATAGTTTGTTCAAGATCTTCAACTTGCTCTAAAAAGAATCTAGTACCACGTGATTTTATAAAATTAGCGTTATTGACTATAATAGCATCTTTTGCCTGACTTTTTTTCTTTGGATCAAAACCTTCTAAATTTTTAAAAACGGTAGGGTCGCCTGCTCTCTCAAGAAACTTCTCGTTCATTTCAGCATTAACTTCTGCATATACTGGTCTGTTTATACCACCTTTTTGACCTAACTCGTATAGTTTTAGAGCATTAGCGTATATGTCTGGATATTGAGCAAAATAATTAAGATCTTCTAAGGACATAAATTTACCTCTCTCTAGATCTTTTACTGCTTTATTATATCGAGTCTGGGCAACAACTTTATCATCATCACGTTTTTTCTTTTCTAGTGTATTGATTGCTTCTAAAACTATTTTCTTACTATCGTTATTCATGTTGGCGAAAGTAGTCAGGCCACCTCCATCTTTTCTTTCGTAATTCCATTCAGTAAATAGATTATCTAAAATCTCTTCGTTAATTAAACCATCGGTAATACCTCGATTTAAAAGATCTGTTAAATCTTTATTTGCAGCTTGTCTAGCAGCTTTCTTATCACCAAGTCTACCTTCATGAAATGCAATTCGTTGTTGATACCAACCACCTTTTCCAAACATTTCGTCAGCTATTATATTATCTTTAACAGAGTACGAGTTATTTTTTACCATTGAATTGTTCATAGAGCGAAGAATATTAATTCCTTGCATCATGCTATTTTCATTTAAAGCATACTTATTAGCGTCTCGTGATATGCTCTGCTGACCACTAAATAAAACTGCGTCTGTATTCTCAAACTTTGGAAGCAGCTTTTTAATAATTAATCTGTCGTTTAAATTAGGATCACGTTCACGCCACATTTGAATATACAAGGCATCAGCACTTTGTTTCCATTCTAATTTTTGTGTGTAATCTAAATCACTCCAAAACAAGCCAGTTTCTGCATGTACTAAAGATTTTTTAGCAACACGAATCCACTCGTCATAATGTCTTTCAGCTTCATTTGCTGTACCTCTACCATTTGTTACATTATAACCTGTAACAAGTTTAGAAAAGTCTTCGTACTCTGTATTATATATTCGTATAGGTTGATCGTTTTCATCAACTGTATCATAATAACCCTTTTCATTAATTGAAGCCTCGAACTTACCTAGTTCTTTATTTAGATCAACTAAATTTCTTCCTGTAGCTTCTTCTAGGGATATACCCTCTTCATCAAACTGAGTTTTCCACGCTTTATTTTTGTTTAGGTCTTTAAGCTTGTTTAAATTTGTAAGTTCGTCAGAGTAGTTTTTCCAGTTTTCTACAACTCGTCTGCCATCTCTAGTTAGGTTAGCTAAGTCGGACCATCGACCACTAGCTGCTTGTCTAGTTTCTCTAAACCTAATTGCGTTGTCATTAAAAAATTGTTGGGTGTCTTGTATTTCTGCATCTATATTATCGTTTACCGCCTTAGTAAGATCAGGCTCAACCTCCATATATGCAACACCTTTTTGCTGAAATGGATATTGAGTCTGTCTACCAAGCGATTCATAATAAGATTCTTGTGCTTGTTGTGTCATTAATCAAATACTGATGATGTGTTTATAAAGGACTTACTAAAATCAGTGCTAAAAGCATTACTAAAATCAAAGTCATATCGTGGGATATTTAATGACGATCCGAAATCACTCAAATCAACATTAGCTAATTCAGACAAGCTGGGAACTCCGTCAGTTGGGAGCTTAGGCGTATTATTAGCTGCGCCCAGCTCCTTAAAACCCGAGGCAATACTCGCTACTTGTGAAGCTATTTGTAATGCACCACTTAATCTATCGCTTGGCGGCATAAGTACAGGTGCTCCGTATTCTGGTGGGACTCCTAAAGTATTTATTGCTTTAGCTTGTTCGTTTTGTAGTTTAGCAAGTCTAGCTCGATAACGTCTTTGCATGTTAATACCAAACTCATTACGTACAGAACTTTCTAATGTACCTTGACTTCGTAGTAATCCTAACATACTTGCTCTACCAGCTGTTCTAGATCTACCAGCTTGTTTAGCTTTAGCTGTAGCTTTATTAGTTTGATATGAAATAAAACCTTTTTCGTATGCTTTAAGGGCTTGACCTTGAACATACCTAGCTCTTTCTAAATCATTAGAGATTTCTATACTGTAACCTCTAGTGTTTTCTCCTTTTTTTCTAACAGCTTGAGCTTCTCTGTTAAAAAACTTTAGTGATTCAGAACGATATTTAGCATCTTTCTGTAACCATCGTTGCTTGGCAGCATTTCTTGCTGAAGCATTAGCATCTACGCACACGGCAAAATTCTATAAAATCTAAATTGTACGGTCCGTTCTTAACTTTACGCAAGAACTTAAAACCTAGAAACTTTAACAGTTTTAGGTGTACTGTATTTCTACAGTCTACTATGTTCCACAATAGAGGCTCTTCACGGCTATCGACAAACCGTTTCGCTTCTCTTGCAAATGTAATTGGATAACGATGTATCTCTGGGGTGCATAGCATCCAGATTGTACCGCCATCCCCGACTCCTGCTAGTCCGGCAGTCTTGCCGTCTGGTACTGTGAAATACACAGCAGAGCCTTCCTGAGCGGCCAAAGGTAGGAAGATCATAGGATCTAACCCATGACCCTCTACCACCTCTCTGAGGTCGTCTGGACGTAAGTTTGAGGCCACCTCCATGGCAGCCTTTGCGGTAATTGGGTGAATGTATTTAGACACGTTTGTAAAATAATGGTGAATAATCTGCTTCCCATGACATGCCTAGTAAAGTGGCTGGAGCTGGGTGGCTAGATTTAAGTGTAATATCTACGTTTGTATTTCTTTCGTAAACAGGTATAGTTTTTATATACTCTTCTAAATATGGTGCATCTGATACTTCATATTCATCTAGCACCGATGATTCATATACTTCAGTATAGTCAGACTTACCAACACGTTCAAGTGTAGTTTCATATAGACCTATCTTACCAAAATGTAATTTGATTCGATGTACTATTAGGGATGAATTTATATCAGCACGTGATCTTTCTCCTTCTTGTTTTTTCGGATAAATTCTAGGAAACTCTACAAGATACTCATATAAATAACCTATTGTAAGAGTTACACCGGACCAGTCTCCCGGTACTGTAAAGCTATTCGTGCTAGTTAATGTAGGTAATGCGTACCTACCTATTCTAGAGGCACTCGTATTTACATCAATTAATGCTAAAGAGTAATTAGGTGTTGTGACACTAGGCAGCCATGTAACACTGCTAAATGTAGTTAAATTTGTAGCTGAACTATAGCTACCACCACTAATAGTAGTATGATTATCTAGGTGTATCTGATAACCTATGTCATCTTGTGTAAAACTAGGGTCATCATCAGACTGTATAAGTTTTATGCTTTGTAAGAAGTTATCTGTATCTAAATAAAAATACTCATCATTAATAATAAAATGATAGAGAAGTGGGTTATTTAGTTTCCATTTAAACCATGCTTGTTGCTGTGTTCTATCTCCTACTTGTAGATATTTGTAGCCAAATACGGTATCAGAGTTAGTTTTACCTATTAATATAATAGAGTTTTCTCTGGAATTAGTCAGTAAATCTAAATCTTTAGGTAATAATGTAGGTACTAACTTACTAATTTCTAGAATAGATGGCTCTCCTTCTCTTGCTGTATTAGCCATTTGGTTCATGCGACTAAACTTATTAGAGTTATCGATGTAAGCTATAGTAGTACCTAATGATATAGGAGGCATATCTTTGTTATAATTATATGTAGATACACTTCTTAACTTAGCTGTGTCTGGATTTAATACAGTATCATCTGATGCAAGCAAAAACTGTTGGTTTGTACTGAATACAAGTAGTCCAGCATTAATTTCTATACCATCAAATATATCAGATGGAAACATAGATGCAGCAGATATATCAATAGGATCACTAGCTGACACAGTAAGAGCTGATTCTATAAAGAAATCAGGGGTTCCTAACGTACCCGGTCTTGATGTTACAACATTTTCTCCGGCTAATATGGCTAATCTATTACGGTGAAACAGTACTTTATTAATACGTTTACCTACAAATGTTGGCATAGGGTTAGTCTTATCATCACCTACTCGCCTATCTTCATATGTAAATTGTTTTACAGTAAATGTAGTTGCAGCTGTACGCTGTATGACCAATGGCATATTAGTCAAAGATTTAGCTATACCCGGTTTTGCACACTCTGTCCATGATCCTGTGCCGTCTAACTGATCGTTACCATCAAAACGTAGGTAGTAATCATCTTCGTCGGACATTCTAGCGTTCTTAACTTGCACTATATATCCATGTCTGCACTGGTTAGGTAGTAAAGTAACCTCGTTAATAGTCTTTTGGAAAACTCTCATCAAGTCTTCTTCTGCTATTTC